CTTCGCAGCGGCAGTCGCAGCCGAAAAATCTAGAGGACAAGCGGCAGGGATCTATATAGATCGTAAAGAAATCCTCCATGGACGTATTGACCAAATGGATAAAGAGCAAGTTATGAAAGAAATAGAGCGTTTGCAAAAAGAGTTTCCTGCACTCGCTGTAGTAGCCGATGGCAATATGGTCATCGAGGGTACAGCACAAAAAAAGATAACAAAAGACCCTACTTGATAAATTCCTGTGCTATGGTTAGGTACGATTAATTTAACCTACCCGAAGAAAGGGGTTTTGATATGGCTACTAAATTTTATGAGTGGACTAAAAAGTTAGGACAACAGCATTTCTCAATGGACGATGGCACAAGCATGACATTGTGTGGGATGCCATTGCTCGGCAACAATTATGCCGCAGACTATTACGACGAGGATAAAACACCTTGTCCCAAATGCGCTGAGCGTATGGATTTTATTACAACAGGGGAGCTCGTAGACTAATGGCTGATGAACACATCTTAGCATGGTGCAGATTGCAAAAGAATCCCATGCCCCTAATCCAAAAGTTGTTACTCTTGAGAAAAAAAGCAAAAGCAAATGAGTAGTAAACCCGAGTCACAATTATGGTATAAACTCCGTGATGGTACTAAAGATCTAGGTGTGTTTTGGACACGCCTAGAATCATGGGCAAGTCCTGGAGTTCCTGACCTACACGGCATCGTCCAAGGTCATCCTTTTTGGTTAGAACTCAAGGTTCACAGGTTAAAGTCACTAAAGTCTATAACTCTGCGTCCACATCAAATCGCGTGGCAAACAAGATATTTTATGAATGGTGGCTCAGTTTATAACTTGGTTCATCATCCTTCTTCCTCTACCCTAAATATATTTAGCGGTGAAAGAGCGATAGAGATAGCAGGAAACGGAGAATCATGGACACCTGACTGGAGTTGCTCAACACCGTACGATTGGACAGGTATCATCAATCATATTCTATCTACAAAATCGTCCCATCACAAGGAGGAAGACCTCAAATTTCCTCCCATCATAGAGGATGAAAGATGATGACATGGCTTTGAGGATGAATGACGATGAACGATGATTCGTGGACAGATGATGATTGACGATGACCGATGATTCTTGAGGATTTCCCCCTAATAAAAAAGATTATTTAAGATAACAAAAGACTTGCGCCTGAGTTCACTATTTGGTATTCTATATATGTATCCAACACATGGTGTGTTTGGACAATGCTCGTAGAAAGGAGCTTATCATGGCTAATACAGCTAAAAAGACTTCCCCTAAATCTGCCACTAAAAAAGTGGTAAAATCAGTTGAGTTAATGGTCACTGACCAAGAGCTTACTTACGATGACATCTGGAATTTTGTCCAGACTAAAGCAGGAGGCAATGAGGCTAACGTGAAAATCGTACCTCTTGACAATGTCGACCTCAAGTCTGACGCGCCTGTGCCATTTGGTTATGGTGGACGAGCAGGCGGTGTTCGTCAACAAATTCAAGACTGGATGTTGCGTGGTGTTGAGGGTGATGCCACACTAAAAGCGGTTCTCAATAAAGCCGCGCCACTGGGACACAGTCGCAAAAAGCCAGTGTGTCTACACGCTCTCTTGCATGGTGGTTACTCACCGTCTAGTAAATACTGGATGACACCATATGTCAAGCTCGTAGTTCAAGCTTAAAAAGATTAGGGGACTTCGGTCCCCTTTTTCTCCCATCCCATTCCTGAGGAGGAAAGACGATGATCCCTTTCCTGAGGAAAGAGGATTAATATATATACTAGTATATATATTAATCAATCATCTTCTAGTAATCATCATCAATCATCCTCAAGCAAGTCAATCTTATATAATCCTATGGGGTTTACAAAAGGTTCACTATTTGGTAAGCTGTATTTGTAGGCAGTAAAACCTACAGCCAGACAATAACCATAGAAAGGGTCTCAAGATGGCAAAAATTGAACCACACACAAAGTTGAAATTTACTTCACCTGATACAGTTGCCGAGTGTTTTCCAAACATCGACGATGAGCTTTATAAAGTGCTTTGGTCAATGACTGAGTTTTACGATAATTCTTTCAGTGAAGAACCTGACCCAGAGAAAAACAACACTGCTTTGTTTTGGGATAAATTTACTGACGAACAAAAAACTGCAATAAATCAAGCAGCAGAAACAGACGCATATTAAGAGTTAGGGGACTTCGGTCCCCTTTTTCTCCCGTCCCTTTCCTGAGGAAAATTGATGATCCCTTTCTTGAGGATGACAAAGAATGTGTAATATACATGATATACACTACACAAGTTATTATCAATCATCCTCAAGCAGGTCAGTCTTATTTAATCTTGTCTGGCAATTAATATTTGTCTACGTAAATTGTTTTGTTAGTTTTTTAATAGTGCAAACAAAAGGAGGGTATATGGCACTGTTAATTATACTCATATTAATATTGATCGGAATTTATAGTGTAATCCGTCCAATAAAATAAAATGTAAAAAAGTTCACAAAAGGGGTTTACAATAATAGTGAACTATAGTAGAAAGAATATGTAGCCAATAACGGCTACAGCCAATCAACCGTAGAAAGGGTTATAAAATGGCAAATGCAAAAACAAAAACCGCAACCAAATCAGTCGCAGTAGCAACGCTACAAAATACTGGTTCTCCTCTTGAGTATTCTGACATCTGGGCATTCGTTAATGCCGAAGCAGGAGGCAATATACATAATGTTCAGGTTGTTCCACTTGACAATGTTAAGTTAGATTCTGATCAGCCTGTACCATTTGGATACACTGGTAAAACTGGCGGTGTCCGCGCTACAATTCAAGATTGGTTGTTAAAAGGGGTTGACGGTAACAACAGCTTGTTTTCAATTCTTAATGCTGCAAAGCCTTTGGGTCACAGCACTAAATCACCAATTTGCTTATTGGCAATGTTAAACGGTGGTTATACTCCAAGCTCAAAAGTTTGGGGTACTGGCTACGTTAAATTGGTAGTTCAGCCACAAGCTAAAGCTTAATAACAACGGCTAGGGGGATGGGTCCCCCTAGCCAATCACTGGTCACCATTGACCCCCCTACCCCCCACCACCCCCCTTTGAGACGACCTTTGGTTATGCCGTCAGGTGTAACCAAGTTTTAGATATTTCTTCGAGATCCAAAAACATTTTTTCATGGATAGTGAACTTTACTCGATCAAAAGCCGAGACTATGCCCCCCTATTGTGTGTATTGATTATAGGTTCATTGCCCTTTGAAATTTTTCGATGTATTTTGAAAATATGAGCTTTGATCTAACTAATGTGCCAGAAGAGCATTTGAAGAAGTTTGCGACTTTATTAGATCGAGCTAAGGAGATTAATGAATCAGAGTTAGCCCGTGATGATTTTATGGCTTTTACTAAGGCTGTATGGGAAGATTTTATAAATGGACGCCACCATAAGATAATGGCAGAGAAGTTTAACCGTTTGGCTCGTGGAGAGTTAAAACGATTAATTGTGAATATGCCACCTCGGCACACGAAATCTGAATTCGGAAGTTATTTATTACCTGCGTGGTTGATGGGACGTCGCCCTACGTTAAAGATTATGCAGACTACGCACACGGCTGAGTTAGCGTTTAGATTTGGTCGTAAGACACGTAATTTAATGAACTCGGAGGCATATAAAAAGATATTTGATGTAGAGTTGCGAGCAGATAGTCAGGCGGCAGGACGTTGGGAAACTTCAAAGGGCGGTGAATATTTTGCTGCGGGAGTTGGTGGTGCGGTTACTGGACGAGGTGCTGATTTATTAATTATTGATGACCCCCATAGTGAACAAGATGCGTTGAGTCCTACGGCGATGGAACATGCTTATGAGTGGTATACGTCAGGACCACGCCAAAGGCTTCAACCAGGAGGGTCTATTGTGATAATTATGACCCGATGGGCAGAAAACGATTTAACAGGTAAGTTGTTAAAGCAGCAGGGGCGAGATGTTTTAGCTGATAAGTGGGAAGTTGTAGAGTTCCCTGCTTTGATGCCAGATACAAATGAGCCGTTATGGAGTGAGTATTGGAAAAAGGAAGATTTACTTTCGGTTAAGGGCAGTTTGTCTGTGGGTAAGTGGGAAGCCCAGTGGCAGCAAAACCCGACGAGTGAACAGTCTGCTATATTAAAACGTGATTGGTGGCAGCGTTGGGAGCGTAAAGAGTTACCGCCTTTGGAATATGTAATGCAGAGTTATGATACAGCGTATAGTAAACAGACTACTGCTGATTATAGTGCGATAACTACATGGGGTGTATTTTACCCTACGGAGGGAGGACCACCAAACATTGTTCTTGTAGATGCACAGCGTGGACGATGGGATTTTCCTGATTTGCGTAGGCGAGCGTTGGAAGAATATAAGTATTGGGATCCTGAATGTGTATTGATAGAGGCAAAAGCTTCGGGTATGCCCTTAACACAAGAGTTGCGAGCTATGGGTATTCCAGTGCAGAATTATAGCCCGAGTAGAGGAAATGATAAATTCACTCGAGTAAATTCAGTTGCACCATTACTTGAAAGTGGTTTAGTATGGGTTCCAGATACTCGATGGGCAGAGGAAGTTGTTGAAGAGTGTGCTGCTTTTCCTGCAGGAGAGCATGATGATTATGTTGATACGGTTACGCAAGCGTTACGCAGATTTAGAGAGGGCGGTTTTATTCAACATCCTGAAGATTATGAGGAAGAAGATACTGCTCCTAGAATAAGGAAATATTATTAATGGCACAACCCCCACGACCAAGTAATATTGATAGAGCTTTAGTACAAGCCCCGAATGATTTTTTAAGTATAGAAGAAGAGGATCTTGCTCAACAGGAAGATGATTTTTTAAATGTTGAGGTTGTTGAAAATGATGAAGGTGCGGAAGTAAGTTTTGGTGAGGAAGAAGTTACGTTTGGTGGTGAGCCAGAAAACTTTTATGATAATTTAGCCCCGATGGTTTCAGATGCTACATTGACAGGTGTAGCTAGTTATGTAATAGATTCTGTTGAAGAAGACCGTACTAGTCGTGATGATTGGGAAGATACTTATGTAAAGGGTTTAGATTTACTAGGTATGCGGTATGAATCTAGAACAGAACCTTTTGATGGTGCTACTGGAGTTATTCACCCTTTATTAAATGAGGCTGTTACGCAGTTTCAATCTCAGGCATATAAAGAGATGTTGCCAAGTTCAGGACCAGTGCGAGCAAATATTGTTGGTACACCTACCCCTGATGCAGAACAACAGGCTCAACGTGTGCAAGATTATATGAATTATCAAATAATGTATGAGATGGAAGAGTATGAACCTGAGTTTGACCAGATGTTGTATTATCTTGGTTTGGCAGGGAGTGCATTTAAGAAAATATATCGTGATCAATCGTTAGATAGACCAGTAAGTAAGTTTATTCCTGCGGAAGATGTGCTTGTACCTTATGTTGCTACAGATTTAAAAACGGCTGAACGTGTTACTCATGTGATAAAAATGTCTAAAAATGAGTTACGCAAGGCACAAGTATCGGGTGTTTACCTTGATATGGAAGGTAAAGGCGGTACAACTGATAGTTATGGTGGAGGTAGTGATTCAATTACCGATGCTTATGATGATATTGAAGGCAGATCACCGTCGGGTACTGATGAACAGTTTACATTATATGAGTGCCATTGTTTTTTGGATCTCGATGATTATCCAGATATTGATGCAAAAGGTGAAGAAACAGGTATAAAACTCCCTTATATCGTAACAGTTTGTTTAGATACGAATGAGGTTTTGGCAATTAGGCGTAATTTTGCCCCAGATGACCCTAAAAAAGATAAAATTCCGCATTTTGTGCAATATAAATTCACTCCAGGACTAGGTTTTTATGGTTTTGGCTTAATTCACTTACTTGGGAACTTATCTCGCACCGCTACAGCTAATTTACGGCAGTTAATTGATGCAGGTACGTTGAGTAATATGCCTGCAGGATTTAAAGCGAGAGGTTTACGCATTGCAGATGAGGCAAATCCTTTAGCTCCTGGAGAATTTAGAGATGTAGATGTTCCTGGAGGTGATTTAAAGGCTTCTTTAATGCCATTACCTTATAAAGAACCTTCTGGAACGTTATTTCAATTAATGGGTTTTGTAGTAGAGGCAGCGCAACGGTTTATCGGGACAACCGATATGGGCATGGGGCAGGGTAATCAAGAAATGCCTGTCGGTACTACTATCGCATTATTGGAACGTGGCTCACGGATTGTGAGTGCTGTGCATAAACGGCTGCATTCATCTATGAAATCAGAGTTAAGGATGCTTGCGCGGTTGTTTGCAGAAGATCCTACACCTTATCCATATAATGTTGGTGTAGATGGTATGATAAAAATGCAAGATTTTGATAATCGTGTAGATATTTTACCAGTAAGTGACCCAAATATTTTTAGTATGTCGCAAAGAGTTGTTTTAGCACAAGAACAATTAAAATTAGCTCAGGCAGCACCTGATTTGCATAATTTGTATGAATCTTATAAGCGTGTGTATGAGGCATTGGGTGTAAGTAATATTGAGCAAATATTAAACCCAGAGCCAGAAGCACAACCTATGGATCCTTCTACTGAAAACCAAGAGGCAAGTAAGGCAGCAGCAGGACAGGGTAAAATGCAAGCATTTCCGCAACAAGACCATGATGCACATATCGCGGTGCATTCTGCGTATATGAATAGTAAAATTGCACAGATGCAGCCGCCTTTATTAATGACATTAGAGAAACATATTTACGAACATCTTGGTATGAAAGCCACGGTTATGGCTCAGCAACAGATGCAGCAAGCAGGGCAACAAGCAGACCCTGCTCAACAAGAACAAATGGTTGCTCAGTTACAAGCACAATTAGTTGCAGAGTATCAAAAATCACAACCACCTGCACAAGAACAAGACCCACTCGTACGCATAAAAGAGCAAGAGTTGCAGTTACGTCAACAAGAAATGGT